GAATTTGGTGTTCCTAACATAGCAGTTAATCAAAGAAGTGGTGAGGTATCATTATCTCCAACTACATCGCCGGCAGGAAATAGAAGATTAGGATACACAATTATCCTTTCTAATAAAAATGCAGGTGATATTGTAGGTGAAGGTGTAACATCCGATGTGGGTACTGTTCCAGTATTTATCGGAGATGATGTTTCAGCAACAGCTGCAGTAGCAAAGGGATTAACATTTAAGTTTATTCCAAACCCATCTTTAACTTCATCTATCAGAACAACTATAACTGTTTATGGTAACGAAACAGGTGGTTCACAAACGATTCCAGTAACCGTAACATATGTACAATAAATAAACTATGGCAGTAATAAGAGATAATAGAGGAGCCCTATTAGCAAGTAATATTTCACAATATTTGGCCGGTGCAGCAAACACCGCTGGCACTCCCGTTGATACTAACGAATTAGTAAACATCGTAAACCAATTTTTGGGGCAGGGTGAGCAAATCAGCACTGATATCACTACCGTAACTAATGGTATTTATAAAAAGTTCGGTTCAATTGATAAAGTAACAAATAGAACTGAAGTTGTAACTTCTGGTATTTGGAGTAGTGATGCAGGTTCATTAACAACATTCCATACTTCTTCCGCTCAGAGTTCATCTGCAAGTGGTAAATACTATTTAGATGTATATAATGAAAACGCAACATCTTCATCAGCTGAAGTGCAGTTTTCAATTGCATACGGACATATTAGTGGTGGAGGTGCACCTACTTTAGACCAAACGGATAGTTCAACACTTCCTACTAAAGCTATTTATTCACAATTCCGTAATTTATTATTGGATAGTGGTGATACATACTTTAGTGTATATAATGGAACAACTGCTGGCGGACAAAATATAAGTGATTTATTTGCAATTAATGTAAATAGAGCTAGATATAAAGAACAATTAGATCCAGGTAATATTCAATTAAATTTGAAAAATGGTTCTACTGTTATTTCATTGATAGATGATTCAGGTCAAACTGAAGCGGTTGGTGCAAGTGGTAGGGTATTTAATATGGTAAGTGGAGCATTAAACATTGGAACTGCAAATGAAGGAACTATTAGTTCTGTAACTGCTTCTAATGGACAAGGATGGGGATTATTCTATCCTGATGCAGGTATTATGTTACTTAATCCTTCAGCAGTAGCAGCTGGGTTAGGAGTAACATTTTCATCAGCATCAGCGGCGGATACATACCATAACGCTACTAATAATATGAAATTATATCAAGCAATTAGTGCTAGTGCTGATTTCCAAGCTCGTAGAACTGAGAATGTTTCAACATCTCACTATTTCGTAAGAGCAAACAATAGAGAATTTAACTTCTCTAATAACCCAACATTTATAACGGGTTCAGTTGGACAATTCGTTCAGGCAACATTCGAAAGAGACCCTAAGGTGTATATCACTTCAGTAGGTTTATATGATGATGCAAATGAATTATTAGCAGTAGCAAAAACTTCTAAACCAATTGAAAAATCATTTGATAAAGAAGTAGCAATAAAAGTAAAGTTGGATTTCTAATCGGAAATAACTAATAAACTACTGACCCACCTTTTTGGTGGGTTTTTAGTTTCTGAATATTTATATACGATATGTTAAAAAAAATACCTAAATCGGATGTTAGTATTAGACCATTCAAAGCCTACAAAGAGTGGAGTTTTGTAAGTGGTTCTGATATTACTTTAATGCAAGCTGAAAATACATTATTTTATGATACAGCTAATGATGTAACTCTTGGAAATGGGGTTACATATAATAAACACTCTTTATACGGACAATTAAATTCTTTATTCTATGCAAATGTAGATAATCCGTTTTATAGAGTTGGAACTAAATCTCATCAACCGGCGGCTGTAAGTGGGGAAAGAGTATTTAATGGTAAGGCTAAAATATTAGCTATTCCACAATCTATATTCGGTGAAGAAATTAAAAAAGGAAGTTTATCTTTAACCGATAGTGTTACATCTACTACATTTGTTGAAAATGGGTCTGGTTCTTTAATGAATGGAACTACAATAGTTGGAGATGTATTTTATGACCATGGATTGGTTGTATATACTCACACTGCTTCACTAAATAGTACATTAACAGGTGATTGGCAAATAGAGTTTAAATCAACCGAAACTATTTATGAAAATGAATATTTACTAATCGTAAACGAAGATGAATTTAATATTTCTCAAAACCCTTCAGCAGTTGTTAAAGTGGGTGGTGTTACTTCTACTTTTACAGATACCGATGGAATTGTTAGAACAATCAATGAAGAGCAACCGGTTAGATATATTAGAAAGAAAACAGCATTAGATAATGGTACTACTTTAGATTTCAGATATGGCTCAAGTGTTAATAGCGCTATTAGTGGTGGATTTGAACATATTGATTTAAGTGGTTCAGTAGATAGTACTGGTTCATTTTTAACACCATTTATTACAACAATCGGATTGTATGATGATAATTGCGATTTAGTGGCTGTTGCTAAACTTCCACAACCAATTAAGTCTGAACCTGATTTTCCTGTGAACTTTATTGTTCGTTTTGATACATAATCAATATTTATTAATAAACAAATAAAAATATGTCAAAGATTTTAGAATTATACAAATCATCTCAATCATCTTTAGGAGTTGATAAATTAGGATTTGATGCTGGAGTGGCTGCTAAAACACCATACACTACAAATGATTTGAAAAAAATAGATGACCAAGTACTTACTGCTGCAAAATTTAAAACAGGCAGAGGTGGTGAAGTAGCATCGGCTCCAAAGTATTCCGATACAATGAAAGCTAAATAAAAAACATTTAATGGCTAAAAAAGTTACAAAGAAATCTAGCACTTGGGTTGCTAGAAAGTATGGGTTTAAATCAGGTCTTGAGGAGAATATCTCTGTACAAATTGAAAGTAAAGGAATAAAAGTAGAATATGAAACCGAAAAGGTGGCTTACACTATACCTGCTTCTCAACATACTTACAATCCTGATTTTAAGTTACCAAATGGTATCTTCGTAGAAACAAAAGGTAGATTTGTTGCTGCTGATAGGAAAAAACACTTGTTAGTTAAAGCGCAAAACCCTACACTTGATATTCGTTTCGTATTCTCCAATTCAAAGAATAAAATCACAAAAACATCAAAAACCACATATGGGGATTGGTGTGATAAGAACGGATACACATATTCCGACAAAATAATACCAGATTCTTGGTTCGAGGAGTAAAATAGTTCCCAAATTATTTGGAAATATCAAATATTGTTCATATATTTGTATTGTGTTGAATAGTACTGACAAATCCAAAGTTATTACAACGCTTTCTAATGCGTTGGGTAGTTACTCCAATCTAAAGGGTAATGAACTTGCATTCCACTGTCCATTTTGTAATCACCATAAACAAAAACTCCAAGTCAATACCGAAACTCAAAAGTGGCATTGTTGGACTTGTAATAGTGGTGGTAAGAAATTGACCTCATTATTAAAGAGGTTGGATGTGGATAGGAAAACAATCTCAATCATTAGAGAAATATACGGAGATTCTAATTATAATCCCCAAAATGAGGATGCGGATACAAAAGTATACATTTCCTTACCAAAAGAATTTAAATCGCTTAATGAAGTTCCTAAAGGGTTTAATCCCGAATACAAACATGCTATGTTCTATCTTACACAAAGAGGAATTGGTATGAAGGAAATTATCAAATATAATATTGGATATTGTACGGAAGGTTTGTATGCAAAACGAGTTATTATACCATCGTATTTATCAGACGGACAATTAAACTACTTTGTTTCTCGTTCTTATTATCCAGAAGAGAAAATGAAATACAAAAATCCTCCAATCAGTAAAAATGTAATTTGTTTAGAATCGCAGATAAATTGGAACGAACCAATTATATTATGTGAGGGTGTATTTGATGCAATTACAATCAGAAGAAACGCAATTCCACTATTAGGTAAGTTTCCATCCAAAACATTGGTTGAAAAAATCTTTATGAGTGGAGTTAGTGATATTATTATCTCATTAGATAGTGATGCAATAAATGAAGCATTAAAAGCAGCAGAATATTTTAGAAAACAGGGAATAAATGTAAAAATGATGCATATGAAAGATAAAGATGCATCTGAAATTGGATATGATAAATTTTATGAAGAACTAAAGAAAACTAAAGAGTTTTCATCCAATGAATTATTATTAAATAAGATTATGAGTTTATGAGTAGATTAAAAAAGATTTACCACATTGCCGATGTACACATCCGTAATGTAAAAAGACACAATGAGTATAGACAAGTGTTTGAAAAAATGTTTGAAGAAATCCGTAAAAGAGGTACGGAAGATTCAATTATTTATTTAGCAGGGGATATTGCCCATGCTAAATTAGAATTATCTCCTGAATTAGTTAGAGAGATTAGTTGGTTATTTACCGAATGTTCTAAATTATGTGAAACAATCCTTATTACAGGTAATCACGATTGTAATATGAACAATTCGGATAGATTGGATGTTCTTACTCCAATTGTAGAGGCGTTAAATCTGCCAAACTTTACATATCTAAGAGATACACAAGTTTATGGAATCGGTGATGTTGATTTCGCAGTATTCAGTATTTTTGATAACAAAGATAATTGGCCTAAAGCAGAAACTTTATCTGGCAATAAAAAGATTGCCTTATTTCACGGACCAGTTGATAATTCTCAAACGGATATTGGATATGTAGTATCTTCTCGTCATTTTACAACGGATATGTTTGATGGATACGATTTAGCCTTATTGGGTGATATCCACAAACGACAGGAGATGATTTCTCCAAAAGGATGTAAGGTAGTTTATGCCGGTTCATTAGTTCAACAAAACTTTGGTGAAACTTTGGATAAGCATGGATTCCTTGTTTGGGATTTGGATACAATGAGTTACGAAGCGGTTGATATTCATAACGAGTATGGGTATTATACTATGGATATTGATAATGGTAAAGTTCCTATCGTATCAGATATGCCAAACAAACCTCGTTTAAGAGTTCGTTTATCTAATACTGATTCTGCTGATACTAAAAGAGTAATGGCTGAAATTAAAATGAGATATGGTGTTGAGGATTTCACAGTTATCAGAACCGATTCTCTTTCTAAATCAAAAACAGGTAATAGATTAAACAAATTAGACTTTGAAGATATTTCGGATATTAATTATCAGAACTCACTTATAAATGAGTACATTGAGAGAATGATGCCGTTTGTAGCTAAAGAAGATATCGAAAAATTAGAAGGAATTAATAGAGATATAAATAGTAGAATTGTAAATGAAGATGTACAAAGAAATATTCAATGGAAACCGATTCGTTTTGAGTTTTCAAATATGTTTAGTTATGGAGAGAATAACAAAATTGATTTCACAAAGTTAGGTGGGTTAATGGGATTATTTGCACCAAATGCAACAGGTAAATCTTCTCTATTTGATGCTATATCATTTTGTTTATATGATAAGAGTAGTAGAGCTTATAAAGCTCAAAATATTCTAAACAATCGTAAATCGGATTTCGTTTGTCACTTACACTTTCAAATCGATGGGTTAGATTATCATATTGAAAGAACTGCAAAAACAATTAACAAAGGTAAAAATGTTAAAGTTGATGTACAATTTTGGAGACAAGATGGTGATGATAGGACTTCTTTGAATGGAACGGAGAGAAGGGATACAAATCAGATTATCGAACAATATGTTGGTAAGTATGAAGATTTTGTATTAACTGCTTTATCTTTGCAAGGTAATAACGCACTTTTCATAGACAAATCCCAATCAGAAAGAAAAGATTTGTTAGCACAATTTATGGGATTGAATGTATTCGATAAATTATATGAAACGGCTACTGAAGATATTAAGGAAGTATCTGTCCTAATTAAGAACTTTAAGAAAACTGATTTCACAACTGAATTAGCTGATAAGGCAACTGAATTAAAAGATAAGAAGGGTGAATTAAAAGAATTTGAAAAAGAATTAGGTAGATTAAATACTGATTCTACTGATTTAAATAATAGAATTGTTGGATTGAGTGCAGAACTTACTCCAATGGATGGTAATTTAGATTTGGATAGTTTAACTAAACAAGAAGGAACTATTGGTAGGGATATATTACATATTCTTGCAGAAAAGAAAGCCAAATTAGAATTGATTGAATCTCAAACTAATATTTTAAATGAATTATCACAATCAATAGAAGATACAAAATTATTTAATCAAACTATTGATATAGAAGCGGCATATTCAAATTATCAACGAGAACAAAAAGCATTAACCGAAGCAACTAAAACTTATGATATTGCAAAGTTGCATGTAAGTTCTGCAGAAGAAACGATTTCACATTTAGATAATCATAAATACGACCCAAATTGTAAGTTTTGTTGTGACAATACTTTTGTAAAAGATGCAATGAGAGTAAAAGAATTATTACCTCAATTGAAAGAAATACTTAGAGAAGCATTGGTTGATTGTACCGGTATTCAACAAACATTGGATACGATGGAAGGTGTGGAAGAACAATACAATGTGTTTAATGATTTGAAAGTTAAATATAGTAAAGCAATTGTTATTAAAGAAAAATCTGAAGCGGAGTTAGAAGGAATGAGTAGTAAAGAACAATTGCTAGAACATCAATTAGAATCGGTTAAAGTTAATATTCAAAAATATCACGATAACGAAGCAACTATTAAGAAGAATGCACAAATTAATGAAGTGATATTGGGTCTAAAACGAACCAAAGGTGAGATTGATGATGAAATCAAAAAAGTTACAAAGGATATAGCAAGTGTGAATGGCTCTATTTCTTCCATATCTTCGTTTATAGAGGGGATAAAAGGTAAGATGAATGATGTTAAGGAGTTGGAAGAAAAGAACCGCCTATACACCTATTATTTAGATGCAGTCAAAAGAGATGGTATACCTTATGAGTTGATTTCAAAAGCATTGCCAGTAATTGAGAATGAAGTAAATAATATTCTTTCACAAGTAGTTGATTTTGGAGTAGTAATGGATGTCGATGGTAAATCAATCAATGCCAAAATTGTTTATGATGACCAAGAATGGCCATTGGAGATGTGTAGTGGTATGGAGAAATTCGTAAGTGGATTGGCTATTAGAGTGGCACTTATCAATGTATGTAATTTACCTCGTCCAAACTTCTTAGTAATTGATGAAGGATTTGGTACATTGGATAGTGATAACTTATCATCCCTATTTATGATGATGCAGTATCTTAAAACTCAATTCGATTTTATTTGGGTTATTTCTCACTTAGAACAAATGAGAGATATCGTAGATGGATTGATAGAAATAAAAAAAGAAAATGGATTTAGTAAGATTGACTTCTAACCTTGTCAGCTTTCAACACACCCGCTTGAGGTTTAGGAACACCAATGTGTTTCTTAATTAAGTTTTCTACTAAACTTCCCATTTTGAACCCGTGTTCTTCACAATAATTTTTGAGAAGTTCATGGGTTTCTTTTTTGATTTGTAGCATTGAGTATTTCATAACCATTTTAGTTTTCTTTAGTTTAATAAAGTATTTGTTAGTTTTCTAAATATAAATATGTAGAGTTTATTTTTTTAGAAATATTTATAGGAAACAATACAAACTTTATAAATGGCTTTACTTAAAAAAACTCTATTTGATGAAAAATTAGAGACATACAATGTATTAGTTGAAGATACTGCGCCTTTTAGTAATTATTTTAAGATAACTGAATTATCAGATGTATTTACAGGTGGTAAAAACGCTTTCTTAATTCAAGGTTCTCCTGAATTAGTTGCCGATAGTCTTATTAAAATACAAATAAAAGATTCTCAAGGTAATACAATATATAACGAGCCCGGTGAAGGTATACCCGAATACTATGAAGGTACATCTAAGGTTGTAGCTGTTTATATTTACCCCGATACCTCATTCGGTCCATGTACTATAACAATTTTAGGAGAATTAAAAGAATATTATTCTAACAATGGTGTATTAAATCCTGTACCTGGAAATTGGGAGGGTACTTATAATGTTAGATGGCAAAAACAAATAAATGTAAATCCATTATTACAAAATACTTCTAAAATTCGTTTCTATCGTAGACCTAAAGTTGCTATTGAAGAAACAATTTTACCAATTTATAATAGAAGTGTAAATAGAAAAACAATAAGTGGTAGCGTCGATGGTGTATCTATTAATCCATTAGCTGGAGCTAATTTTAAAACATTTAAGGGCGATACTTTGTATGAATTAAGAATTAGTGGAAGTAGTTTTTCATCATCTATGGAAGGTGAAACTATTACTATTACTAATTTAAATCAATCGTATTCTACAACTATTAAAGATGTAATAACTTCGAATAAAGCAAATGCTACTATTCCATATTATGAAACATCATCGGTAACTTCTCCACAAATTATAAAAAATTTCAGTTCCGCTTCTTTTTCATTAGCATATAATGAAAGTGTAACTCTTACAAATTCATCTGTTAGTTCATCATTTGCTAAGATTAAATTAACTGACTTAGAAGCATTTAGTGGTGATGTAAATCGTTTAAGAATATATGCAAGTAGAAAAGCTGATATTGGAAATTATACTTTATTAGAAGATATTCAATTAGAATCTAATGAATTATTACAAACTGATGAATATAGTGGTAGTGTAAACATAAGAACGGGTGTTTTTAGTTCGCAAAATATAGTAAATGAATTTTGGGTATATAAAGATTATGATTCATCAACAAACTATACTGCTACATTAAATAATACCGATTTAGTTTCATCTGTGAAATTATTAGATGATGGTATTCAAAATACATCGGATTATCCACAAAGAATATTTTATTATTCATCATCGCTTGATTTATTAAAGAATACAGAATACCAATTAGATTTTACACCAATACTATCATCATCTTTATATGGAAATAATATAATAGAAATATATGGTAGTGGTTCTGCTTTTGTTAATTTAGGTAGTAATATTGGATTGGGGAAAAACATAGGTAAATTAGTTACCAATTCTCAATTTATAAGATATGATAAACAACAAGTTAATTTTAAAACAGATGCTGATGGTACGGGTACTATTGTATTTGCTGTTTATCAGGGAAATTGGCAACTATCAAATATAAGTTTAAGAGCAACTCAAGAAACAAATTTTTCTCCAAATGAGATAACTTTAAATGTAGCAGTTCCTACAAAAGTTAAAAATGATACTTTTGATTTTAAATTTGAATTTTATGATATAAATAACAACTATGTTCCTGTAAGTTTAAATCAAGAGTTTACATTTACAGGTGGAAATGATTTGGTTGTTAGAAAAAGTATAACAGTAACTCCTGATGGAAACTTATTTAGTTTTTCAGGTTCAGGAGAATCAATAGGTGTATCTTCTATTAATTTTGATATTGTTAAAGTTGGATTAACAGGCTCAACGATATTTTATTCATCCGCTTTTGATGAAAATGGAGATTATATACAACCATCAGTTTATGGTTCTCAACCTTTTTATCCAGGATTATTAACAAATATAACATCGGGTTCAGCTACATTAACGGTATCTAATTTTACAGGCTCATTAACTACTCCAAAAGTTACAAGAATATTGTATACCGCATCATGCGAAGATGTACAAGATTTAGTAAACATTTATAGAGTTGACCAGGGTGCAAATGGGCAAGATGGAATAGATGGTTCAGATGGTGCAACTTTTATAGTAATAGCTAATAAAAACCAATTTGTATACGACCCTGATAATCATTTTGAGCCTGCACAATCAAATGATTTTATTGATATTAAACTATCATCAAATATAGTAAGTGGTTCTTTAACAATTGCTTCTGGTTCATTTTTACCAAAATTACAAAAATTAAGCACAACTCAGGTTGGATTTTATACTGAATCTGTTTATAGAATTTACAGTGGAGATGATGATGAAGATGTTGCTATGCTTGGTACAAATGCAGCGTCTTGGTCGTATTATACTCCTACGAATCTTATACATGGCGGAACTTATTTATTTACTCAAAATGGATTTAGTTCATCCGTACAAATAGAAGGTGTTTTAAAAGGAGATAAGAGTAAAAATTTAAATGCGGTTTCAAACGCTAATCAATTTTTCTATAAAATGACTGATGTTAGTCTTTCTCCATCGGGTCAAGCAATAACAATAGATGTTAAAAGAAATAATTTAGGTAGTACATCAAACGCTATCACTGTAACAAGTGGAAGTGGCAAACCGGCATTGACTGTTGGTTCTAATAATGGTACTACGGGAGTGCAATCTTATAATGTAAATGGCGCCGATTATCCATATTCAGCTGGAGCAACTACATATACATTTTTTGCAGAAGATTTAAATTTTGATGGATATACTGATACAATAACAATTACTCCTGTAATAGCAGAATCTCAGATAGCTGTAAATTTAACAAATGAAAATACTACATTTCCCGCTTATTCAGGTGGAAGTGTATTCGGAGGATTCTTAGCAAGTAGTGGTTCTATATCAGTAAAAGTTGGTAGTGAAGATATTTCATACGCATCTACAATTGGAAATAATAAATTTAGTGCAAGTATATCATCTTCATTAAATGTAACACCCGTATTAACAAATAACAACTATTCTATCACAGCTTTATCAGCTGATAGTGGTAGTATTAATTTAAAAGTTACATATAGAGATGGTAGAGGTAGTGATAGTGTGTTTACAAAATTAGTAACTTATTCAAAAGCAAAAGCAGGTACTCCAAATGTATTAGTAGCAGTATCCCCATCAGCACAAACAATATCCGCAAATTCAAAAGGAAGTGGTTCTGCTACACCCATTGCATTAACGGTAACCGCTTTGGAAGCTGGAACAAGTAGATTTACTTCAATTGGTACACCCACATTCACAAACGGATTAGCAGGTTCAGTTTCTTCAAATGTTATAACAATAACATCAGACGCATCTACTATTACTTCAAATACAGCACAGGTAACAATACCTGTAAACTATACGGATAGTGAAGGCGCAACTGGAACAAAAAATGTTGTAGCTACTGTTTCAAAAGCATTAGCATCTGCACCATCTACTATTGTATTTATTGAAAAAGATGGGCAAACTATTACTAAGAGTAAAACTGGAACATATGGTACTCCATCTTCATTCAGAATAAATGTTTTAGAAGGTGCAAACTCATCTTCATATGATAATACATCTCCATTTGCAAATTCTACATTTAGAATTAGTGGTGTAACAAATGGGTCTGTTTCTGCAACTGATTTAGATAAATATGCAACAATAACCCCAACTACTCCATCAAGCACTTCAGGATTAGTTGTAAGTATAACCGGTTCATTTGTGGATTCTGAAGGAAGTACTACTTCATTTTTTAAAACACATAATGTAAATGTTGCATCAGATGGTACGGATGGAAGTACGGGAGCAACGGGACCTGGAATTGTTTTAAGAGGTGAATGGAAAAATAATACTCTTTATTATTATACAACAGTAGCAGGTTCATCTAGAAGAGATGCTGTTTATAAAAGCGTAAGCGGTGTTACTCATTATTGGGCAACTTTAGTACAACATACAAGTGAAACTGGAGTAAAAGAACTGCCAGCAGTTAGTAATGATAATACATATTGGCAATATTTAGGTGAGCAAGATTTCTTTGTAGCAGCTAAGATTGCAATATTTGATGAATCTTATGTAAAAAACACTTTAAATGTTGGTACAAACTCAGATGGTTCTGCTGCAAACATAACTTTAAAAGGAGGTACTACTTCTCCGTATGTTTCAATTGGACAAGGTACGCAAGGATATGGTAACAATGGTATATGGTTAGGTATTGTAAGTGCTACTACACCAAAAGTAAGTTTTGTTAGTGGTAGTAATTATTTTAAATATGATGCCAGTGCCACAAATATGGTAGATATTGGTGGCAGAATTTCAGCAACATCATTAACGGCTGATACCGGTTCTATTGGTGGTTTTGAAATTCAAGGTGGGTTGCTGCAAGCAGGTAGTACCACATCAGGTATACAATTAAATGGAACTACTTCTACCATAATAGTTGGTAATTTAAGTACTAATTCTTCTGCTAGGGTATCACCTGCAGGATTTTTTGCCGGAAATACTTCATTTGGGTCTGCTCCATTTAGTGTAAACTTGGATGGAGCATTAGTAGCAACAAATGCCGATGTTAGAGGAAAAATAACGGCAACTCAAGGAACTATTGGTGGTTGGGTTATATCTCAAAACAGCATTTCAAAAAATAGAGTTACATTGAATGCAGGAGAATCAGATGCTGAAAATTACATACAAATTACAGGTACACCCGGTGGTTCATTTGCAGGTAACCGTGTATATATTCACCCTGGAGAGTTAACTGATATAAGTGGTGGAAGTGGTAACGCAATTGCTGCTACAAATGCATCTTCATATGTAAATATTTCATCAGCTAATACGATATACGCAGGTAATTCATCTACAACTGCTACAATGGGAACTTCATCTCAAACTGTAACATCTCTTAGTACATCTTCTACTTTTAACCTTATAGCTAAACTTAAATTTAAAATTGATGTAGTATATGAATCTGTACCCGTAACTCAAGTATTAAATGAAACTAATACTCGTTCATATTATAGTATAGATTATGCAGCTGGGCAAATGGCTTGGTCAACATTAGTAGATGATGGTGCTGTAAATTTAACAACCGCAAGACCCGAATGGGGATGGATACCGCAATCGGATAATACTGCTGTTTTTAATTTTTTAAACCAAATGAATGCTGCAATGGGTACAAACATTACATCTATTCAACAAATGGAAAATGAAATTACGGGTTGGACAATTACCACAGCTTTATCTTATATGAATGGTTCAATTGGAGTAAATTCAGCAATGACCTATAAAACGACTTCGGGTGGTACAACTGTATCTACATTTACACCAAATTCTCAAATTACAAGTGAAGAATTACCGGAAGTTACTTATACTGTAAACTCAACAGGAAATGGAACTACTGGTCCATCGTTTGCCATAACAAAATCAAATACATTGCAAAGTGTATATAGAAGAGTTACATGGAGAGGCGGCCGATATAATATAAACTTTACAGGATATGGTGGTAGTAGTACGAATTATCAAGGTTATGCAATATGGGCTGAAACTGAAGGTGGGTTTGTTAGTACTCCATCGTCTGTAACATATAGTGCAAAAACGACATCATTAACTGCAAACGCTTTAACTAAGCAAGTTGAATTATCGGAAGCAGGTATGCAAGCCGTATTTAACGCAACAAATTCATCCGAAGGTAATTACTTTAGAGTATCCGATGTGGGCACTCCAACTATATCAAATTTCAATATTAAATCAGCAGGGTTTTTTGCACATTATGGAGAAATGCATGTTAAAGGTGATATAGCAGGTTTTTCAACAGCTCTTTCATCTGATAGAAGATTGAAAAAAGATATAGTAGATATCGAAGATACCGAAATAGAAGATATGGATAAATTACATCCTGTAACATATAGTTGGAAAGATGATGAAAACAATAATAAACATTATGGATTTATAGCACAGGATGTTCAAAAAATATATCCACATTTAACTAAAACAAAAATTATGGGAGAATATTTAACTATAAACTACAACGAATTAATTCCCGTAATGGTTAAGCAAATTCAAAATTTGAAAAAAGAATTAGAAGATGTAAAAAAGGTTTTAGCTAATGGCAAGTAATATTAAATTAGGTGATTTAGGAACTTCAGCTGGATTAAATACGGCAACAACAACTGTAAGTGGTTCTTATGTTGCTACTATATTTTTAACGGGTTCTATTGGGGGTGGTGTAAGAGATTTACCAGATACTCCAGGAACATTATCAGGTACATCCGCTAGACCTTATGGACAACAATATGAATTTATAGAATTTGATGGAAAAATTCCAACGGTTACAATTATATCAATTGCTAGTCCGGATACATCTGACTCTAATAGTGGTAAAAAAATTACTTGGGAATATTCAATCGCAGGTATGCTTGCTGGGGAAACTGCAAGATTAAAAATATTTGTAAATGGTTCAGATACAGGTGAATATTATAATATAAATGGAAATGTTGGACTTGCTAATGGAGTGTATGTTGATACTGCTAATTCGTATGTAGTTCCAAACTCCATTAATACTTTAAAATTAGTATTAAATATAAATTCATCAAATAAGACGGGAAATGATAGTAAGACTGTATATGTTTATCCATTAGATTTAACAATAACATCTATAACGCAAACACCATCCCTAAGTGGAACTACTACATATAATTACACAACGGGTTCAATTTCATTTAATGCAAATGTAGCAGGTGGTATTTCACCATACATTTATAATTGGAATAGTGGAGCAAGTTCTGCTAATCCATATTCATTTAATAACGCATCAACTGTAACCGATAAACAAATAACATTAGTTGTAACGGATTCTCATACTCCAACTGCGGATACCGCTAATGGAACGAGTTTACCTATAATGAGGAGACCTGTATCGGTAAGTATTTCTAATGCATCGATTAGTGAACCATATGTAGATTATACATTAGATTCTACTGTAAATTATAATGTTCAAGGATTAAATATTTCATATGACTGGGTTGTAGGAAGCGGTACTGGTTATAAATTTGGATACGCATCTAATGATGCAGACCCAATTGTATATTATTCAACATTAGGTGCAAAAACTCATAGAGTTAGTATAAGTTCATTTGAAAACGCATCAATTAGAAATCATATTACATCTAATACTACTGTGCAAGTTTCACCAACCGCAAATGTAAGTGTAACATATGCGCCTGGAACTGAAACTTGGTCTGCCACATTTGATAGTGTAGTAGCAGCTTCCTATGGTTCAAGAACTTATGAATATCAAGCCCGTTCAAAAGATGCAGGTGGAACATATACGGATTGGGGTGGTAGTGTAACTGTTTCATCTAATTCAATTTCTGCTCAATCATTTGCAGGAAAAACAAATACTGCACAATATGTTCAAATTAGAGTAAGAGTTAGAAGAACATATACTCCGGACAGTTTTAATGAAGTTTCTACTTGGGTAGAATCAAACGAAGCATTAGTTCCGCAAAAGGGTATTGTTAATATGGATAATCAAACTAATCTATTAACAGGTGGAGATAGAAGTTTTGATGGTAGTGTTACAATTGGCGGAGTAGCTGATACGGGATATAATACTCCAACAATAACGGCAGTTACTACGGGTGGTACTGTTACTGCTACCATTAGTAAACCTTCTTCTAATGTTGTTAGAGTGGTTGTTAATAATCCATGTACAAATGTAAATGATGGAACGGCTAGCCATGTTATATCTTTAAAAGATGGTAATGGTTATAATCTAACTAAATCTTTTACAACTCAATATAAAATAAGTTCTACATCTATAAATTTAACTACTACTTGGGTAAATGGTAATTATTATAATGGAGCGAGTAATTCTATTGCAAATAGCTTAGCACAATACTCATTTACATTAAATTCATTTGCTTATAAAGTTGGAGCTGGTTCATACACCACATTAAATAGTGGTAATATGAGTAGTTCGTATTCACATACTTATACTGCACCCACTTCAGACCAGACTTGGACTTATAGAATTGTTGCTAGTGGGGGAACATATACGACATCGGATACAGCAGAAACTTCTTTGACCGTATATGGATATCCTGGACAATCTTATGGTTATTCGGTTGCAGGTGTTCCATCATCTGGTACATTATCTCAAGTGGGTAGTGTTGTAGCAAGAGTAAGTAGAAGTAGTGGTAATTTCGCAAAAATATCAGTAGATAGTTATTATGTAACTAGACCTACGGGAACAAATGTATCACCTGCTGGTAAATCGGAAGCAAGTATCACCGATTCAGCAACTAGCTTTGATTCAGCTACATTTTCATTATACGATTCGGCAGAATGTGGTAATAATGTAACGGGTATAGCAACTTTAATGGCTTATTTAAAATATGAAATCGATGCATCGAGATATTATTTACATCAACTAATATCTTCAGGTGTATCTGTTTTAAATGAACCACCAAGCCTAACCTCTACATTAATTAGTGGTATTACAAGTGATTATGCAATTAGAGGAAATATTATAACACACGAGATTTCATATTCTTCATATGGTCCTCCAATAGCAGGTTATTACGATTTTAATGGTACATTTTATGATAATTCTGCGTACGCATATCTTTCTCAAAATACAAATCCATCGAGTTTTTCAGGTATAACAGTCAATGATGAAAATTCACCAGATTCACCTTCAATTGGATATTACCGAATAGCTACCGATGGGACATTTTGTAGAAAGACTAGAAATTTATCATTTGAATACACACCAACTTCAGGCCAGGTAGGTACTAATATAACATTGAATTATTATGCAAGAGAATACCAAATAGATGAAAATCAAATTTATGAAGGGCCTGGCTTATTTACTTATTTATATGATTATTATTTTGATGGAAGTGAAGCAACTTTAACTTCTACAAAAACATATAGCGTTAGAGGAAGAAGATTAGGTACTAGCGGTAATTCTTGGAGTATTGTAATTTATGTAAGCAAAGGATATAGTGATTTACAATTTGGATTGGGTAGTGGTACATTAACAGGACCTGATGGAGCTATTGATTATTATAATGGAAATTTAGATGCTTTAACATATGTTTATCAAAGATATAATGGAAGTAGTTGGGTAGATATCGCTGGTTCATCTTACGATCCAGGTACATTCGGAACTACTTTAGTTAGAGTTAAATTTACAGATACATGGGGTAATACATTTGCATCAGGCGAACAAAGTGCAACTACTTCGGATTTAGATTATACATTTAATGTAACTAATGAAGGCGGCCAGCCTACTGTATATGCTTATGTTGGTCCTGGTCAATCTAGTGCACCTGTTATATTAACTCCAGGATTTACCGATAAAAGAGCCATATGGTCAACTGGAACAAATATCAGTATTGATAATATGACTGTAGATGATTATGTTATAGTATATGAACATAATGTATCCGGTATGGATGAGAAGGGAACATATTCTAATTTTCCAGGTGCATATACTACCATAAGTGTATCTGTTACAGCAGGTAGTACTCCTACATATGGAATGTTTAGAACATTTACTTATACACTTAGTACTAATCAACAAGTAATAGCAACTAGAGATTATGCCGGAAGTCCTTATGCAAACGCAACTGGCACAGATATATTAGGTATTAAATCATTTCAAATGTTTAATTCCGGTGATAACATAGGAAATGCTACTTTATTTGGCACAGGTGGTATTAGTGGTAACTTTAGATTGATGGCATTATTAAGAGCACCATCGGTATATGATGCAACTGCTACATATACATTGCATGGACAAAAAGCTTCAAACAATACACAACAAGGTACAGACTATTATGTAGTGTTAAAGACAAGAGGTGTTCAAAATATTGTTAATATATTAACTCAAACGGGTCAATGTGGTGGAATATATGTAGAATATAGAACGGGTCAAATAGATACCGCAACAAGATTGATTATTCAAGAAAGTACGGATAATTCTACATTTACAAATACTTCATACAATTATAATGGTATATCAGCAAATACTACATACAATGCATTTATAACCGTAACAGGAAATTCAACAAAATATTATAGAGTAATATTACAAAATAGTGCTGGTACTACTTTGGTTACTGGTACATCATATCCGTACACAAATTACGCAGCAGGTGCAGCCGGTACTTATGTTTTTTTAAATGTAGAGTCTGGTTGCTTCTCATTTACATATAGAGTTAATAGACCTTCTGGAGGTAATTCTAATAGTAACTCTTATTATGCTATTTCTTGGGCAGCTACAGATGGATATGGTAATGTTACCACTTCAATTACATCCGATTCCGGCCGTGCATATGGTACTACTTACTCTCTTAGTTTATTTGGGTTTCCATGTGATGTACAAATATATGTTACTATAACACCTTATTCGGCAACAGGTTGTGAGGGTACATCGGCTGGTACACTTGAAGTTGTGCATAAATCTGATTCGTATAGTAGTTTATGTGCTTGTTCTGGTGGAGATGGTTGTTTAGTATATGGTACAAAAGTTTTAATGTATGATGGCTCTTTAAAAAATGTTGAAGATTTAGTTATAGGAGATATTGTTAAGAGTATGTCGATTAATGGGTTAAATGCTGGACAGGAATTTGCTTGGCAAAACTTTTCTACAAATAATTTTGAATATGAAGAAGGTTTATCTATCATATATGATATTAATGATAATTCATTCAATCAATATTATGTATTTAATAATAGATTAAGAGCAACATATGAACATCCTATATTTATAAAGAGAGGTGATATTTGTATGTTTGAACCTGCTGAAAATGTAACAATTGGAGATTATATGTTTACATCTGATAATGAATTTGAAATAATTACATCAATTGATATAATAGATGAGAGTGTACAAACTATTAATATAAACATAGAAGAAAATGATGTATATTTTGCAGATGGTATATTAGTTCATAATTTTGCTCAACCAAAAGACCAAGCTTAAAAATGGATATTACGAATATACTTACTTACAATACTTTAATTGTTCCTATATTTGATATAGCTTCTAATAATTCCATTAGTGGTTGGTCTATATCAAAGAAAAATTACACTACTGAAAAAATCACATCAATTAAATCTAATAAAGTAGATACATACTATATTTTAAATGGAATAAAATTTCATACAAATTCGGAAGTATTAATTAGAGTAGATGGTGAGATAAAAAATATGTTTGTTAAAAATTTATACGAAGATTTTGTAAATAATAAAGTTATATCAATTTTAAATTACAAATTAGAAGATGTATTAATTAATGATTTTCAATTTGAAGAAAGAGCTAGTGTTAGAAATAGATGTATGTTTTTAAGCGTAAATGTATATGGAAATACTATTTATCTACCTTATTCAAAATATTCCATACTTATAAGAGGAGCATTATTTATATAAGTTATTTAAATTGTTATGGTACATAAATTGGGAATATGCATTCCATATAAGAATAGAGAAACTCATTTAAAAACTCTAATTCCACATCTTACAAAGTTTCTTAATAAAAAAGGTATTGAACACTCTTTTTATATAGCTCATCAAACCGATGATAAGTTATTTAATAGAGGAGCAATGAAAAACATTGCAGCTAAACATGCATTTGATGATGGGTGCGATTATGTAGCATTTCACGATGTGGATATGTTGCCTGAAAACGATAATTGTGATTATTCGTATCCAAATGAATTACCAACGCATATTTCTACAAAACTTTCAAAATACAAATATAAATTAAATTATGAACAATATTTTGGTGGAGTTGTATTATTTACAAAAGAGCAAGTTGTAAAAACCAATGGTTATTCAAATGATTATTGGGATTGGGGAATGGAGGATGATGATTTATTTTGGAGATGTATATTTGAAAATATGGTAGATACGCATATATTTGCAAAATACACAAATAAATCGTATTTTAGTTTTAATGGAAATGATTCATATATTCAGATACCAAAAGATTTAGGGTTACATTCAGTTTTATCTAATTCGCATACTATTTCAATATTATGTAGTGTTGATAATCAGTCGGAAAAATATAATTATTGGTTAGTAGGAGATGAATCTAAATCGTTTATAGAGTATCCTATTTTTAGAAGTAATAGTAAAGATGGATATGGAATTGGATTTAATAATTCTAGAGCAATATGTTCTTCCATTAGAAACTCTAACAATCATTTTAACTATGGGTGGATTAAGCGTAATTTTAATGAATGGACTTGGATAACATTATCACTTGATTCGGAATCTAAAAATATATATTTTTATTGTAATAATAAACTTATAAAGAATACAACAAATGGAGTAGTAGAAGAAAGCTATTCTAATTATGAGGGCACATTAAAGAAAATAGATTCAGATTTTTACATAGGAAAAAATTCAGATATAACTACTGATATGATAGCTCCATTTTTAAAAGGAAAAGTAGCAGAAGTTAAAGTTTGGGATAAGTTTTTTAAAAAAGAAGAAATAGAAGATATTGTATTAAAAAATAAAGAAACTCCATATTTTGAATTATCAACTAGCAATACTAATGTAAATTATTTCAATGTAGTTAAAGGGGTTGAAACTTTTGATGTGATTAATAATATAATTCCATATCGTAGAGAGGGTAGGTTTCTTTCTTTACCACACATTGATGAAGGATTTGTAAATGGAAAATGGGCTAAAGGAGAAACTACTGCTAAAAATGAACGAAGATTTTTTTTAGAAATGAAAAAAGAAAAATTGAATTATAAAGAGGATGGTATAGCTCAAATTAAATACGATTTAGTATCAAAAGAGCAAATATCAGATAATGCTTGGATGATAAATGTAAAACTTTAATTGGAAATTTGGAAAAAATTTCGTATGTTTGACCTAAAAAAAGACTAGTACTTACTAAAAGTACAATAAATAAGATATTTATACACATGAATATAAAAGAAATAGATAAACCTGAAATTAAAAAAGTAGTAGTAGTTTACGCTGGTAGATTTCAACCCTTCCATAAAGGACATTATGCTACTTATCAGAAATTAGTTTCTAAGTTTGGTGCAAATAATGTTTACATAGGAACTTCTAATGATACTTCAGGACCAAAATCTCCTTTTAATTTTAATGAAAAGAAAACTATAATGACTAAAATGTTTGGTATATCTCCAAATAAAATAGTTCAAGTAAAAAACCCATATGCACCAAAAGAAATTTTAAGTGGTATGGATGGAAAGACTACTGCCTATGTTGCAGCAGTTGGACAAAAAGATGCAGATAGATTAGCAGGTAAATATTTTAAACCATATAATGGTAAGACTGGATATGGTTATGATGAAATTGGTTATGTTTATGCAGTTCCTGCGGAAGATAACGCTATAAGTGGAACTGATGTTCGTAATTGGTTAAGTAAAGGCGATGATAAAGATAAACAAAAAGGATTTACGAAAGCATATCCAAAATTTGACAAAGATATATTCAATATGATAACAGGTAAATTAAATGAAGAACTATACAAAGGCTACCCTTCAGAAGAACAAGTAAAAGATATCGAAAGAAAAAATAAAGAATTTAGAAATTCACCTGAATCAACTTCAGATGATGAATATCTTTATGACCCAATTGCAGAATTAATTGGTAGAGCTGCAATGGAAGAAATGTTTGAAGAATTTACTAGAACATATTTTAACGAAGAATCTGAAGCAGAGAAAATGGGATTAACCCATTTAGGTGGTGGGTATTATGGTAAAGAGGGGCAACCGGCTACCCACAAATCAGATAATGGTAAAATTCGTACATTAACTCCAAAAGAAATTGATGCAGTTAAGAAAAAAGCAATGTCTAAAGGGCCTTCCGATGCACCTGTTAACGAACCTAAGCCATCTCAACCAGGTCAGCCTGTTAATAAAGGAGCAACTGCACAGGGTAAAGTAGATAAGAAAAAAGAAGAACCAACTGCAGATAAAAAAGGTGGAGCAGATACTGGAAAACAAGCACCTCCTCCTGAGCAAAAATTAAGTGGAGCAGAATTAAAATCTTCTGCCGAAATGACTGATGGGGATAAGAAAAAAGCAGAAGTAAAAGAGAAATTACACCAAGCTATGGCTGATTTATCAGATGATGAGAAAAAAGCAGCTGAAGATACTAACAACCCTGAATCTGAAACTAGAAAAGGTTGGTATGAAAAATTAAATGATTGGACTGGAGATAAATTACATAAGGTTGGTAAAGCAGTTGGGCATGTTATTGCACATAAAGTAGACCAATATAAAGAATTTGGTAAAGGAATGTACTCAATAGCAACTTCAGGTAAATTGGGTACTATTAAAGACGAAAAAACTGGTAAAAAAGTAAATTGGTCTGATTATACTCAAGAAGGTGATAAGGGGTTTTTTGGAAATATGAAGCCTAAAATGCAAGAAGTTCCTGTTTATAAAAAAGATAGCCATGGACACGATGTACATGACGAAGAAGGTAATCCCGTTCAAGCTAAAGATTGGAGAGGTAGACCTAAAACTACAAAAGAACCTGTATTCAGAGAAGATTTATCTCCAAGAGAAAAAGCATTAGCAAAGAAATCTTGGTACGAAAGAAGTGAGCAATTAAAAGGAATAAAAGGAACAGCAATGGATGCCGCTGTTATGTGTGCTAGTATGGCAGTGGCTGGAGCTGGAGTAGGAGCTTTAGCAGCTAAAGGAATCGGTACAACTGCAAATGTAACCGCATATGCAGGTCAAACCATTGGACAAGCAGCAACACACGGTGCGGCTAGTGCATTTACACATGGAGCATTAGGATTTAGTACACATTTAGGTAAAGATATGGTTAAGCATGTTGCGTTTGAATCTGTTGGAGCTGGCGCATTACAAGCAGGTGGTGGTGGTGCTGTATTGAGCGTTGTAACGGGTGGTATTTTGGAAGCCATAGATGATAAATCAAATCAACCAAATCCACAAGATATGATGATGAACCTAATAAAGAAAATAGGTGAGAGAATGGGAACATATAAGATGACCGATGAACAAATGTTGGCATCTATTGAATCATATAAAAAAAACAAACCTGAATCTGATTTAAAAAATGCAGCAATGGATTTGATGAAAGAGGATATTTCAGAATCAAAACAACAATCAATTCAGAATTTTGTAGAGTTTGCAACTAAAAGATTAAAATTAAAAGAAACACCAAATATTACATTAGTTGGTGGTAGAGAGTTTGCAGAAGTAAAAACATCATTGGGTGGATATAATCCAGATGATAAATCAATATATGTAGCAACCGAAGGTAGATTAACTGCTGATATTTTAAGAACACTTGCACATGAAATGGCTCATAGAAAGCAAGATGAGATGGGATTGGTTACAAATGCAGAAACCGATGGAGCAGATGGTTCTCCAATAGAAAACAAAGCACATGCAGTAGCTGGAATCTTAATGAGAGAATATGGTAGAATCAACAAACAAATTTATAATGAAGATATCAATGTAGATGTTGATAAGGGTGATACTGTTTTAATGGGTAAGTTTAAAAACAAAAAAACTACCGTTAAAGATATTGGAACTGATGACTATGGGATGCCAACAATCAACGGAAAGAAAGCAACTACATTCAGAATTCCAAGAGGTGAAGAGAAATCTAATCCACAATCAGTATTCAATGAAGTAGGTCCAAACGATTGGCATTTTAAAGCAATTATGAAGATGTGGGATACCGCTGGTTCATTTGGTAGAAAGAAAATTGGAGTGGTAGTATGTAACGACCCAAAGGCTGATAGAAACGATGTAGCTAGAAAGTTAAGAAACTACGGATATAAAGAAGTTACCCATGTTACTGATAAGTTGGGATTAGACGAAAAAAAAAATCTAAATGAATTAACACAAGGTTTATTCGCAGGTAAGGTTAAGATAGGCGGACAGCCGGTTGAAATTGAAGTAGAATTATTAGGAGTAGATAATAAAACAAAAGAATTTATAACAAAAGTAATTCATATTGATAAAAAATATCAAAGTAAATTACCAATAGGCTCTACATTCAAAATTCCCGCAAGAATATTCAGAATGCCAGGCGGTGGTTGGCACAAAATCAAATCATCTGCATTTAAAGAATCCCTAAACGAAGGTGGAGCATATGGACATATGTCACATCCATTTGATGATATGGATTTAACTTTTGGTGATTTAAAAAAGATTATCAAAGGAGCATTAACTGGTAATTTAGAATTGACAAGAGAAAAAACCGATGGACAAGCATTGGCAATTAGTTGGAAGAATGGTAGATTAATTGCAGCTAGAAATAAATCACATTTACAAAATGCCGGAGCAGGGGCAATGGGAATTGAAGATGTAGCATCAAAGTTTGGTGGTAGAGGTGGATTAACCGATGCATATAACTTCGCTATGAAAGATTTATCCGTAGCAATTCAATCACTTTCGGAAGCACAACGAAAAAAGATATTTGATGAAGGAAAATGTTTTATGAATTTGGAAGTAATATGGCCAACTTCGGTAAATGTAATTCCTTATGGACAGGCTTTATTAGTATTCCATAATACAACTTGTTACGATGAAAAGGGTTCTGCGATTAGTGCAAATCAGGGAGCAGCAACTATGTTAGCAGGAATGATTAAGCAAGTGAACGCTGATGTTCAATCAAAGTATACAATACAAGGTCCACCTGTAACAGAACTACCTAAAAAAGAGGAGTTAAGTTCAAAACAAACAAAGTACCTTACTCAATTACAAAAGATACAATTTCAGTTCCAATTATCCGATAAAGATGGTGTATCTGAATATCATCAAGCATGGTGGGAAGATTTTGTAAATAAATCAAAAGTTAAATTACAAAAATTAGAAAAGGAAGCATTAGTAAGAAGATGGGCATTTGGTGATAAATCATTCCGTTTAAATACTATTGCTGATAAAGATGCTCAAAGTTGGGCAATTGAAAATGATAAAGTAAATGTAGCTAAACAACAAAAAGATAATGTTAGACAATTTGAAGAAATATTTTTGGGTGTTGGGGCAGATGTTCTTTCATTTATGGGTTCAGTATTAACTGTAAATCCAGATGCAGCTGTTCGTAGTATGAAAGATAGATTAAAATCAACTGCTGAAAAAGTTAGAGGTAGTGGTGATATATCTAAAATAGCTAAATTAAAAATGGAATTAAGTAGATTAGCTAGTATTGGTGGTAAAGATAAAATAGTACCAAACGAAGGTATTGTATTTGTTTATAAAGGTAATACATATAAACTAACAGGTACATTTGCACCACTAAATCAGATATTAGGTATATTTTACGAATAAAATTATATATATATACATATATAAAAGGTTATTAACAATATAGAATTATGACAAAAAGAAAAAGTTTTGATGAGAAATCAAAGGGGATGCACAAATCTCGTAAATTAATTATAGATACGGTATTTGGTAGAACTGATAACAATCAAAGAGTTCATGGTTACGAAGGAGAAGTAGAACAAAAGAGAGAAGTCGGTGAAGTGTGGACTGATAAAGATGGTAAAGAGTGGGAGCAAAAAGAAGGATTTAAAATCAACCGTTCTAAAATGGATGATGTTAGAGAATATCTTTCTAAATTAAACACTTGTTCAGCTGAAAATTGCGAAACTATACAATATGGTAACGCAGATAAAAAATTAATTCGTAAAACAGGATTATGTACATCTTGTTTAGCTAAATTAGAAAGTGAGTTAAGAATAGATGGAACATTTCCATTTTATGAAGATTATAAAATAAGTAGAAATCAACTAGCATATGTTAGAGATTTAAAAATGAGATTTGAAGATGCTTTAGCAGGAGTTACTAAACAATTTGAATTTGTTAATGAAGATGGTAGCATGAGTAATTGGCAATGGGATATTGATTTAGAGAAAGTTAAAGAAGATTTACAAAAAGATATTGATGGAGCTGCCGATGCAATAGAAGCACTATTGGAAAGGAAAGAAGCATTAGAAAATAAGTTACGAGAATTAAATCACACAGAATTAATAAAAAACTAAATTATGAAAAAATTCTTAAACATTAAGAACATTGCATTATTAATACTAATTGCAATAGTAGTTTTCCAACAATGTGGTGGAAACAAAACAAAAACGGGTGAAATTGTAAAAATAGATGGTAAAAAATATGAACTTATTAAACATGAAATTGATACAATTGAAGTAGTTAAAACGAAAGTAGTAACAAAAAAGGGTGAAGATATCTATCACGAAACAATCGTTGAGAAAGAAGTACTAATCCCAGCAATCATTGATACAGCTGCATTATTAAAAGATTATTACTCAAAAGTATTATACAAAGATGTGTTAGTGTTACCTGATTCATTAGGAACTGTATCAGTAATCGATACTATCTCACAAAACAAAATATTAGGTAGAACTTTCAATGCAAGTGTTAAACAAAGAACTATTAAAGAAACTACGATTGTAAAAGAATTACCTAAAACAAAATTATTCTACGGATTTGAAGGTGGATTTAACAAAGCAGATGTTGTATCTCATGTTGGAATGGGAATTTTAGTAAATACCAAAAAAGATAGAATATACAATTTAGGAATTGGTGTTGCAAATAGAGTAGTAGATGGAACAAATGGTGGATTGACTCCTTATATTAATGGTGGAGTATATTGGAAGATTAGAATGAAGAAATAATTCAATATGATTCAAAATCAGCCAAAAAAGAATCTAAAAGATATCATTGCTGAAGAATATCGTAAGTCTGCAAACGACCCGATATACTTTATGAAAAAATATTGTGTCATCCAACATCCAACAAGAGGTAAGATACCATTTCATTTGTATCAATTTCAGGAAAATTGTTTAGATGATTTCAAAGATAATAGGTTCAATATAATTTTAAAATCCCGCCAGTTAGGTTTATCAACTCTATCGGCGGGCTTTATTCTTTGGAAGATGTTATTTAATCAGGACTATAATGCGTTGGTTATTGCAACTAAAGTAACTGTTGCAAAAAACTTAGTAGAAAAGGTAAGGGTTATGCACGATTTACTTCCAATTTGGTTGAGAGATGGTGGAAGCTCATCCGTTGAAGATAACAAACTTTCCCTTAAATTAAAAAATGGTTCTCAAGTAAAAGCTATTGCAAGTTCTCCAGATGCAGGTCGTTCTGAAGCCTTATCACTATTGGTAGTAGACGAGGCCGCATTCATTAGAGATATTGATGAAATTTGGTTATCGGCACAATCAACCCTATCAACAGGTGGTTCGGCAATCGTATTATCTACACCAAATGGTATTGGTAATTGGTTTCATAAAATGTGGGTAGATGGAGAAAGTGGTGCAAATGGTTTTAATTGTATTAACTTACATTGGACTGTACACCCTGAAAGAAATCAACAATGGAGAGATGAACAAACAAGAATTTTAGGAATTAAAGGAGCAGCACAGGAATGTGATTGTGACTTTGTTGGTTCTGGTGATACTGTAATCGACCCGGCATTATTGACTTGGTATAAAGATACATATGTGATGGAGCCAATAGAAAAAGCTGGGTTTGATGGGAATCTTTGGAAATGGGAATATCCAAATTACAATAAGTCATATATGGTTGTAGCCGATGTGGCGCGAGGCGATGGAGCCGATTATTCTACTGCCCAAGTATTAGATATTGAAGATTGTACCCAAGTAGCTGAATATAGAGGGAGATTGGATACAAAGGATTTTGGAAACTTCTTAGTAAGTTTAGCAACTGATTATAATAATGCATTACTTATTATAGAAAATGCCAATGTAGGTTGGTCAGCAATTCAACAAGTAATTAATAGAGCATATCCTAATTTATTTTATATGAGTAAGGATTTACAATATATTGATACTGAAAAACAAATGAGTAATAGGTATTACAGAGATGAAAGAAATATGGTTGCTGGGTTTTCTACAACATCAAAAACCCGTCCTCTTATCATATCTACATTGGATACCTATATGAGAGAAAAAGATATTCTCATTCGTTCTAGCAGATTGATTGATGAAATGTTTACTTTTATTTGGAGTTCTGGTAGAGCTGAAGCTATGAAAAGTTACAATGATGACTTGATTATGGCATTGGGAATTGGACTATGGGTTCGTAACACAGCGCTTAGATTGAAGCAAGAAGGGATTGATTTAACCAAAGCAATGTTGAATTCATCTACGGTTAAATCATATGAAGAGGGGGTTTATACTAGCAATTGGCAAAAGGATAATCCATATGAAATGAAAATAGGTAATGGGGAAGTAGAAAATTTGAAGTGGTTGCTTGGATAATCTATATTTATATGTTGAAACTCTTATAGATGAACGAAGATTTAGATAAATGGTTTAAAGAAAAGTGGGTAAACATCGGCAAAAAAGTTGATGGTAAACATCCACCATGTGGAACTTCGGGAGAAAAGAAAGGTTATGCTAAATGTGTTCCTGCGGCAAAAGCAGCTGGGATGAGTAAAAAAGAAAAAGAAAGTGCAACTCGTAGAAAGAGAGATGCACAAAATGATGCAGGAAGAGGTGGTAAAGATAGTAGTGGACAAGGTAAAAAGCCAATATATGTTTCTACTAAACCAAAAAATGAAGAATGGAGTGATAAATATAAAAGTAGTATAGATTGCAATAATCCAAAAGGTTTCTCTCAAAAAGCACATTGTGCAGGAAAGAAAAAAAATGAAGATATGAATATAGAAGAAAAACTAAATTTATTTTTAGAAAAGAATTGTCCAACTGACCCGGCAAAGTGGTCGGCATCTAAATCCGCAGCAAAATCTAAATTTGATGTTTATCCATCTGCATATGCAAATGGATGGGCTGCAAAGAACTATAAATCAAAAGGTGGTGGTTGGAAAACTTGCAATGAGGGAGAAGCTAACGCATTATGTGAAGATTGTTGGGATGGATATAAGCAAGTAGGAATGAAGGATAAAGGTGGAAAGCAAGTTCCAAATTGTGTTCC